TAAGCTTTGAGGAGAAAGATGAAAACCCAGAAGAGACTGATGCAGTTGAAGAAACAACAGAAGAGGATCCAGAGACAGAGGAGGAAGTTGTTACAGAAGAGGAAGGAGAGCCTGTTGCAGAGGAAGCAGGAGAGGACACTACAGAAGAAGTTCCTCCAGGAGATGATGGACAGCCTGAAGAACAGGAGACAGCCGAAGTAGAAGATAAGAAAAAATCTCCTATGGTTCCTAAGTCTAGGTTAGACGAAGTATTAGCTAAGCAAAAGGCTTTACAAAAACAACTAGATGAACAAAACCAGAAAAAGGTTGAGGTCTTGGAAGAATCCCCTGAGTATGATTTTAGTTCTAAAGAAGTTGAATACCAACAGCTTGTTTTAGACGGGGAAGCTGAAAAGGCTACTGCTTTAAGGAACGAGATAAGAACAGCTGAAAGACAACAAATGATGTTTGAAGTACAGCAACAAATGGGCCAAACAGTTCAACAAAGCCAAGAGATAATGAACCTCCAAGCAGCAGCAAAAGAGATCGAGACTTCTTATCCTGCATTAGATGAAAACAGTGCAGACTATAATGAGGATTTACAAAAAGAAGTTATAGATTTAAGAGATGCTTTTGTTGTCCAAGGTTATGATGCTGCGGATGCTTTAAGAAAAGCTGCTAATTATACGTTAGCTGCAAAAGCCCCAGAGATGTTAAGCCCTTCTGAAGAACCTATACCTCATGCTGAAGCCCCAGATTTAAAAGAAGTAGCCCAAAAGAAAAAGCAAGCTACAGTTTCAAAAAAATTAGAGGCAGCTTCTGCACAGCCACCAGAGTTACAAGGTGAAAGTAATGCAGATAGAGGGGAACCTACGTTAGATGTGAATGCGTTATCAGATGATGAGTTTAGTGCGCTACCTGAAGAAACTTTACGTAGATTACGTGGTGACTTTGCTTAAACACTGATATATCATATATAGATTCGTTAAGTCAGAACGATATCTGGCCCTGATCGTTTCAGGTTAATCAACGTATTTCGTCTATCAGGACGTTAAACGGTTCGAGATCGCTCTCGTAAAAGTTGCGAATTCGTCTCCTCACGATACGGGGTACACGGATTATTTTGCCACTCCAATAAGTTGGCAGGTAATAGTAACGTTTAATAAAATAGGAGAAGCCCAATGGCTAATACTAACTTTGCGTCACTGACCTCCGAACAACTAACGGCTTGGTCACGTGACTTTTGGCGCGTTGCTCGTAACATGTCTTTTATTAACCAGTTTGCTGGTTCTGGGTCCAATGCTATGGTCCAAAGAATAAGTGAACTTACCAAATCTGAAAAAGGAGCTAGAGCTGTATTAACACTTTTAGCTGACATGACAGGTGATGGTATCACTGGAGATTACACTCTAGAGGGTAATGAAGAGTCGTTAAGAGCGTACGACATAACCGTTCAACTAGATCAACTCAGGTTTGCAAACAGACTTGCTGGTAGACTAGCTGATCAAAAATCTGTTGTTAATTTTCGTGAAAATTCTAGAGACTCTCTTGCTTACGCAATTGCCGATAGAATTGACCAATTAGCGTTTTTAACGCTTTCTGGAGTATCTTACACGCAGAAAAACAATGGTGCATTAAGACCCGTTTATACTTCAGGTCAAAACCTAGGAGACCTTGCTTTTGGTAGCGATGTTTCAGCTCCAACTTCTAATAGACATAGAAGATGGGATGCAACTAGTGGTTTGCTCGCTGGAGATGTTACAGCTACAGTAGCTGCTGACAAACTGTCTTATAATGCAATTGTGGACTTAAAAGCTTACGCTAAAGATAACTACATCCGTGGTTTAAGAGGCGCTGGCAACGAAGAGGTATTTCATCTTTTCGTAACTCCACAAGTAATGGCTGACCTTAAACTAGACTCTGACTTCTTGGCTAACGTCAGGAATGCTGGAGTTAGAGGACCAAGCAACACTTTGTTTGCTGGATCTTCAAGCTTAATGGTTGATGGAATAATGGTACACGAGTTCAGACACGTATTTGATACTTCAGGAGCTACTTCTGGAACATCAAGTAACGCTGGATCTGCTGGATACAAGTGGGGCGCTGACGCTGACGTCAATGGTGCTGCTTGCTTATTCTGTGGAGCTCAAGCTCTTGCTATGGCTGATATCGGTCTACCGGAAATGGTTGAAGATAACTTCGACTACGGTAACCAAAATGGTATCTCTGTTGGTAAGATCTTCGGTCTTAGAAAGCCAAAATTCCAAAGCGACCACAACAGTGCAGTTGAGGACTTTGGTGTAATTAGACTTGATGTTGCTTACGCATAATCTAGTCTTAATTGAAGTGAGGGCCATCTTTGGGTGGCTCTCCTTCATTTTTTAATTTAGGAGAGATAATGAAAATAATCGCAAATGAAGATATGTATATATCTACAACATGGGGTGCTTCCATACGTTTGTATGCAGGTGAACCAAAAGAAGTTGGTGATGACATAGGATATGTAGCACTTCAACAGGGAGCTAAAGAGATAAAAGACAACGAAACTTCAGAAGAATCTTTTGCAGAAAAAGTAGGTGTTATAACAGATGTAGAAGTAATTGAGATACAAGATGCTGAAGTTATAGAGGAAGTTGAGGAAACTGTTTTTGAGGAGGACAGAGAAGGTAAATTAGAAGCCGCAATGAAGCAGATAATGGATAATGGGGACCCAAAAGACTTTACAGCAGAGGGCCTACCTAAACAATCTATTATAAAAAGCGCATTTGGGGAGCAAATAACGTCCGAAGAAAGAGATGAAGCTTGGGCAAAAATAATAGTAGATAAAGAAGACTAATGGCATCAGTAACAACAGGCGCAAATTTATTATCAAGAGTAGAGGCCATACTGCAGGATACTGCAAATGTAAGATGGACTGAAGCTGAGTTATTAAACTATATTAATGACGGTCAGCGCGAGATATCAAATTTAAAGCCTGATGCTACTGCTCTTCATTCTAATGTGCAGTTGGTTACTGGTACTAAACAGGCTATACCAACTGATGGGCTCCGTCTTCTTAGCGTAGTAAGAAATATGTCTGATGCTTCTGGTGGTGCTACAGGTGGTAAAGCTATTAGACTTGTTGCTAGAGATATTTTAGATACTCAAGAGCCTAGTTGGCATGATCCTACAATTACTGGGGACGCTACTCATGGGACTACTCCCAAACATTTTATGTTTGATGAGAATGACCCTTTAAATTATTACGTTTATCCTGGAGTAGCAGGTAATGCCTATGCAGAAATAATTTATTCACAAAGGCCCACAGATTTAGCTAATACCTCTGCAACTATAGCTGTTCCAGATAATTATTCTAATGCATTAATAGATTACTGTTGTTTTAGAGCATTTATGAAGGATGCTGAGTTTGCTGGAAATCAACAAAGAGCAGGTGCTCATTACCAAACGTTCTCAGTTAGCGTTAATGGTAAAGCACAAATAGACGCTTTAATTAAACCTGATATACAAATAATGAGCGCGACATAATGGCAAGTTTTGAATCATTTATGAAAGACGTACTACCCTACGTACCTGGGTGCCCAGATACAGTAGTAGAGAATGCGTTAAGATCCTCTTCAATTGAACTCTGTGAAAAAGCCGCTGTTTATACAAAAGAACTAGACCCCATAAGTACTGTAGCAGGCATATATGAGTATGAATTTAACCAACCTGCGGGTACTAAAGTAGATAAGATAATTTGGGCTATTTATAAGGGGCAAGATTTAGAAGCTATTACTCCTAGAGGGTTAGAAGGGCAAAACCCAAAATGGAGGGATAACCAAGCCACTCCAAAACATTTTATACAACAATCACCAGATTTATTTTGGTTAGTACCTATACCAGATACTACACTTGCAAGTGGCATTATTATGAATGTGTCTTTAAAACCATCTAGAAGTTCCAATAACATTGCGACTGAGATAGCAGATGATTATAGAGATGGTATTGTTTTTGGGGCTTTATATAGATTACTTAGGATGCCAGCTAGAGATTGGTCAGATCCAATGGCGGCGTCAGATTATGCTGGGTTGTTTAGGCAAACAGTAGAAGAAGCAGAAATTAAGGCCAGAAGGGCCGATATAGGTATAGGACGTAAAGTTGTTTATTCTGGAGTAGGAGTAGCTCCTACCAGAAGATATCGGAGGTATGGATCGGAGAAGGGATAAATGGCCTTAAAATTCAGTAAAATACACGTCGATGATTTACAATTTGTTTATGAAGAAATAGAGGCAAAATTAAGGAACATAATTAAAAAGAGTTACTCGGACTGGGTTCCAGCAGATGTGTATGTAGCTCTAAAGAATAAAGATGCAGATTTATATATTGGATATGAAAAAGATAAGAATGTTGGATTTATTGTTACTAGTACGCAACAGAACCATGGGGGCGGGCCTACTTTATATGTATGGGCAGCTTATCAAGATCCTAAACACGGGTATACAAAAAATGGTTTTGAGCTGTTGGAAAGGCTTGCAGAAGAGTTACAAGCAGATAATATTGAGTTCCAAACTAGTAGAGAAGGGTTGAGTAAAATTGCTCCAAAATATGGGTACGAATTAGTTAGTTATGTTTATAGAAAGGATATGTGATGGCAAAGAAACCTAAAAAATCAGAATATAAAGCAAGTGAAGCTGAAAAGACTAATGCTGCTATAGCGTCTGCGGAACAAGCTTATTTTCAAAAAACTTATCAGCCTTTGCTTAGGAAAATGAGGGATAAAGCAACAACTGCGCAAGATAGGTATACAGATACTTTACAAGATAGAGCGCAAGCTGACACTATGCAGGTCCTTACAGGGGGTAGGCCTAATTTAGAAGTAATAAAAGGTGTAAATTATGCTGCTAATATAGCATCAGGAGCTGCGGGGCAAATGTCTCAAGCTAGAGTAAAAGGAAAAGATATAGCTACTACTATGCAGACAGGAGTATTGGGTACGGCTAGAGGTCAACAAGCAGATACTGCTACTGGGTTAAGTGCGGCATCAAGAATGGCGACAAGTGATTTATTAGCAGACGCTAGAAACAAACAGGCTGTAAGAGCTGCTAGAGCTGGAGCTATGGCGCAAGTTGGTGGTACGTTCTTAGGTCAATATGGTGAAAATCGCGCTTCTACTAAAAGTGGTTCAGGGTTTATGAAGCCTGGGGAAATGACACAAACAGGGTCTGGAACAAAAAAAGACCCTTATAAAATGAGTAGAGGGAAAGACCAAAATATATTTGGTGGAAGAGTAGCTAAATTATTTGGGTGGGGCGGCTAATGAGTCTTAGGGACATGTCAAACAATCTTGGAAGGATGTTAGATAAGCAAAAACCTGCTACAGATT